ATGATTAATGTAGGGGCACCTGTGGGATATAAACTGGAAGTAGTTAACAGACCTGATTTTATATCAAAAACTGATACAGCAACAATAACCGCCTATCGGAAAGATCATCATGCTATAGTGGAGTTTAAAGTTAATTCTGAAACGGAAATGTATGATGGCTATATCATTGAGCCCATAAGTTATGAGCCCAAAGTACCTGCTTTTGGCCAGCCCAGCGAGAAAAGTACAAATTGGTGGGCGTACAAAATATCATTTCTTAATGATGGTTTTGGACACCCGTATGGATTTTTTGCTGACTGCTCAATTAAGGAATATAATGTGGATCATTTTATAACTATAAAAGTTGGCATCAAGAAGCTGGTGCTTAATGAATGATGTGCAGATGCCGGGGTGTGCAAATTTGCAAATTAAAATATGTGGATTTGTAAATTCATTTATGTGCGGAGGTGTTGTATATAATCGCAAAAACGAAATGTATAAATAATAAAAACGAAATGTATAAATAATAGTGTTAGTTATAATTGGATATAATAAACTAAAAAGCCAACCCCGATGAGGTTGGCTTTTTAGCTTATTATGGCATTATAAAAAAATCAGTCGTGTTTTATATAGACAACGCCTTATGCAAGCGACCCACCACCACCGGTAGTTACGTGTACCCCAACCTTTACTACCCTGTAAACCACTTTATATGGCTGCATATTGTTGTGAGGGTTATCACCACCTGTGTTACCTGTGATCATTGCATTATCTGATGTGGAGTGCCCGGTGTCAGTTGTATCACTATAAGTACCGCCGGAAAATACCCGAATATTATAGCTGTGATTGTGGCTTGGCATTTCATCAACACTTAACTGATGATTTATCTCGCCCCCTACATCTCCATAACTATAGGTATTCGACCCGTTCACACCAACTCCGATCAGTACCCTGCCCGCCGAGCCTGGTGTGCCATTATTCCCGTTATCCAACGCCCAACCCATCCAGGCGGGTTTATTACCTAATCCGCTCGCATCAAAGTTGGACCTAAACGTTCCATCAAAATCATATAACTCTTTGATCGTCCCTGTGGGTTCATTTGCGTTTACCTGGTCCTGAATATACTGTTGTAAACTATATAGCGTGGTTTTAATTATTATTTGCTGGGTGTTGGAGGTATCCATAGCAGCTACCACAGCCTTTTGCTCGCTATAAATATTTTGTGTCGATCCGTCAGCAAATGGTTGCGGGTTGCTGGCGACAACGGCGCCTGCTGTAATGGCCATTGAGCCATCGCTTGCAATATTGCCTGCTCCGTCAAACCGCAAGGTATTACCGGCAACATACATTAAACCCGGTGCAATATTTACCGTGCCGTCTCCATTGTCGGTTACAGCGCAACCGGACAATACCAGGTCGACCCCTAATGCTGCAAAGGGCGCATTTCCCATGGTGACCATTTCAGTTTGCAGGCCCAGTAAGGTGTCCATTACCCTACGGTAACCGCCTGATAGTGTATTAATAATTTTCATATGAGTGATTATTCGTTTGTTAATTAATTTTTTATGTATTCATGAGCTCACTATCGCCCGTTTTTTTTATTTGTATGATTTTCATCCGCTTGCAGGCGGCAGGTTCTATATTTTAAAAAGTTTTTATTGTAAAACTTATACCGAAAAAAACATATCTTTTGACAAAAGCGCGTATTAATTCTGTACTGCCAGCCAGTATCACTGGTATCATAACTATAAAATCATGACCCGAACCATATTCAGCAACCAGGTAGTCGTAATCAAAAGGGGTGTGGCCGTCGCTTTCTAAATAGTCATATCCAGGCGTTTCCCCTTCCATTTCCAAATAAATAAAGTTTTCATCCCTGTAATCACCCGGATGTAAAATATAAATAGATTGGGTACTATCATATGTATCCCACAAAGCCTGTGTCAACCTGTTTACCGATGAGTCGATGGTAGCATTTGCCAGTTGCTGATCCCTGTAAATTAAAAAATCAGCATACTGGTTTTTTACGCGCACCAATAAGGTTTGCAGCCAGGCATAGTGCGTTGGTTTGACCAAAAAATAAGGCATCAGCCACCTGATCATTTTATTTATATCAAAGCTGTAAGTTTTCATGGTGCAGGTGTTTCGGTTGGTATAGGTGGTATAGGATAATAGGTAAGCGTATTGGCTAATGCCAATTCCGGATCGATCATAATATATCCGGACAGAGGCGGATAGCTGCTGGTAAAGGTGGTGTAATCACTAACCGTGCTCCTGGCCGCTATGGTTGTAATATCCACCTGGTTGCCAACAAGACCCGGAACTACCTGTATAGCATCAATCAGCTTGTTAACATAGAGTGTACCATCAAAATTATTAACATTGTTGGTACCCAGGAAATCGTTGATCGCTTTCTCTACAGCAATCTGTATTACTGCTTTATCTCCTGCTGCATCATAATAGATATTACCGTTAAGCTGCAACAGATCTGCAGGCGCCGATAGAACGGTAAACCTGATACCGGCAGGCCTGATGGCCTTGCAATAGGAATACACACCATTTAACTGGTCGGGTGTTAAAACAGCGGGCTGATTATTGCCGTCTTGTTGTGCAACTTTTATCTGCACAACGCCGTCGGGACTGCTGTTAATTGAGCAAAACTTTATTACCTGCCTGGAGGCGTCAATTAATGGGTATTGGAATATATTATTAATAAATACCAGCAGATCACCAAACTGGAAGGCCAGCATTTGATTGTACCACCACTCGTCACTTCCATATTGGTTATTATTGATAATGTTTTGAATATCGACTTTAAAAAGGTCCATCACCTGCTCAAAAAATGAAATGATGGTTGCGGTTACAAACATCCATGATTTCCAAATAGGGATATTACTACCGTTTGTACCTGAAGTATCGTTTAAAGGTGTAAGCGCAGGATAATTGACCATTTCGGTCATCATCTCGCTTTGTATTTCGTCTGCTGTTTGTGCCATAGTTATTCGCTTATTTTTTGTTTTTTAAAGGAGCTCATGCGATCGCTTCGCTTAGTAATTCGCTTATTTTTTGTTTTTTAAAGGTGCCCATGAGATCGCCCGGTTTATCGTGTCGCGTCAATTTCAATATCCGTAAATGAGTTAATTTGTGTATTAACGGTAGTGTACCCGTCATACTGCAACTGCAGTATTATTTGCTGCCTTAGCTCATCGAGCTTATCAAGCGTAAAACCGCTTTTTAGGTATCTTACTATACCAATCCCCGTTATGGGGCTTTCGCGGAAACTGCCTTGGGTAGCGATCAGGATGAGTTCCTGTACCTGCTGCTCGGCATCGTCCACCACAAAGTCGCCATTTACAATGGCCAGGTCCATGTTATCATCTAATATTATATCATTCATTGTACTATAGATTTATTTTCGATATCTGAGCTATTAATATTAACACCATGTGATAGCGGTATGAGTGGCGGTAACGGCAGCCCCGTAAGACCACTTGATACAGTATGGGTGTGACTGTTAAAAGCATCCAGTAGTGTATTAATCTGCGCTTGCAGATTATTGACGGCATCCGTAAGCGGTATTAATTTCGGTATACCACCCAAATGCCCACCATTAAACGTTATTAAATCGGAATTTAAATTAATCTTTCCATCAGCGCCAATTTGCAGCGTTAAATGAGGGCCGTTATCCAGTGAAATGCTTTCAATTTGAGTACAGCTGACCACAAAAACATCAATGTTATTATCTGCTACCTGGCCTACGAGCACAAATGAGCCTACGGCAGGAAAAACGACCAAACCCATTTTAGTAGTGTCGTTGTTATTGATCACCGGTTTTAATTTAACACCATTTATTTGCAGGTTATCAGCTACCGTTTTCACCGAGCAGGTAATCCCCGTCTTATCCACCGATAATACTACGGCCCTAACTACCGGCTCATCAAAACCACCTGGCTTAACAATTTTTCTTAAAGCTTTTTTTAATGCGTCGCTCATGCCAGTTTCCTTTCCATTTCAGGCTCCTGCCTGTAACCATTTACACCAAAAGTGATCTCCACCGATTCCGTTAAATAGGAGCCCTTATGTTCCTCTGGGTATTTTGGATCCTTTAACACAGCAGTGTCACCTGGCTCAATCACCGGCAACCCCCATGTTGTAAAGCTTCCTCTAAGGCCATCGTAACTAAGCGCATTTATTTCCGAGGTAACAATTTTTTGCAGGTGGTCTTTATCCATATTGTAATAATCGAGTGATAGTACCTCACCGGTATCACCAGTATCGGTTACATCGTCCGGTGCATTTATTGTTATTACTTCCCCTTTGTCATTGGTTGAGGTTCCTTTTATCTGTATTTTAAAATCCGTTGCTAACTTATATTCAAGTTTGTTGTCGATGATGTTTTTAGAGAAATCATAGTTCACCTGTTTGCTGTTGTCGTGCAAAACGCCGGGAAAATCCACATACAGTGTATTAACTCCTTTAGCATCAAGTGCAAAATAGCACTGCAGCCCGAATTTCTTCAGGTCGTCTAATATTTGAGCGGTACTTTGATTTTTAGCGACATAACCGCCAATGGCCAGATCGGCTACAAAGATTGGCCCGGGATATATGTATGTTACAATATCACGGATAGTAACCCCCTTTTCCCATGTATGGGTAAAATTGTTTTGCTTTAAGGGAAACATCGTGTCCTGGCAATTAATAGTAAACGGTATCTCGGCGCTTACCTTACTTACGAAGCCTGTAAACCTGGTAACCAGGTTGCCATCGTAACCAAGCTGTATGGTTACCTTTGAATCCCGCTTAATGATGTCATTAATATTTACCAGCTTGGCGTCCTTAGATAATTTGATATTTCGCGGCAAAGTGATGGTAGCAGTATCTGTTAAACTTAACCGGCTCTTTTTTATTTTACATTCAATTACAGGTAATTTCTCTACTATAAGGTTACCGGCAGGGTCTAAAATGGTAATATTTGAGGTTAGCGTATACATTAATTTAACACTTCTAATAATTGAGCCTTAACCAAAACCGTCATTTGCTCGCTTGCATTAATAAAGTCTTTAAGGGTATTTTGATCTGATTTGTCTAAAATCAGATCTTCTTTTTTATATATGGCCGAAGCCCAGCCAAACAATTTTAAAGCATCGCCTTTTGATTGTGAGGCAATAACCGGCGCTAAAACGCCGCCCATTGTTATAGGCCCGTTTACATCAACCAATGGGTGGCCGTCAAGCCCGATAACCGGTTTATTAAAATTAAAAGTTGTGCTCATTCTATTCCTTTTTAAATTGTGTTTAAGCTGATGTTACTGTTTCCCAGGCAGAGCCGGTATAAATACATAGTTTGTGTAATGTTGAATCGTATAGCGTTAACCCTTCAGCCGGCGATGCAATGGCATTTTTTTGTGCAGTAGTCATACGTGGAGGTAAAAACCCTTTTGATGTGCTATCAACCTGTAAGAGGGCAGATGCGGCAATAGTTGAGTTACCAACATACAAAGCAGCGTTGTTTACATTTAACATACTGCCATTGAATGTAAGATTCGATGATCCTGCAAATGCACCTGCATTGTTATATTGCAGCTGGGTTGTTGATCCACCCGGTGTGCCCGGTGTGACAGAAGCTATTTGTGATTGCACCCAGGCCACGTCCGGTATAGAACGGGAGGTATAATTGGCTGAATAGTCGGCATTATATACTAACCCTTTAGCGTTAACATTATCAAAAACAGTCATACTTGCACCACTTAGGGCAATAATTTGACTATGATTAGTGCTTGGTTGGGTAAAAACTAGTTGTGTGCCGGTTTGATAATTTGCATTAAGGCCCCCTGATGCATTGTTTGTAGTATCAGTATAATACAACTGTATATCTTTACTTGCAGCGTTTAACCAAAACGAGATACTGCCATTAACGGTATCCGACACATTAAATACATGGCCGGCTGCATCAATAGTTGTAGTCCTGGTTAATGAACCTCCTAAATTCACACTACCTGAAGTATTGGTTAAACCGCTACTGAAGGCTAATGCTGATGAAACTACGGCAGTATTTACAAATTGATTAACCCAGGCTGTACTTGGAACAAGCGATGAATTATCAGCTGGATCAGGCGCCCCATTTATATATGCAGCCCCATCTGCTCCAACTACAAAGTTTCCGGCAGAAAAATAACCAGACCCATCAGTGTTGTAGATATTTACCGTAAACCCGTTATCAGCCTGCGCCCCGGATGCACCAAGACCAACATTTCCATTTGGAAAAAACTTTGTGCCAACAGAAACACCAGGTGAGCTATTATAAGCAAAAAAAAGTGTACCGGATTGAAGTGCGATCGTTGCATCTGCAGATAGAGCACCTCCTAAACCCACAACTCCCGACGTATTGGTTAAGCCGCCATTAAATGTCAGGTTTCCTGCTCCAACACTATTTACATATGCTTGTACTGCGGCATAATCAGGGATCCATCGGGGATCCGATGCACCGTTTGCTGAATAATCTGCTCCATAAAAAAAGCCTTTACTATTAATATCATCTTTAACAACTATTCCCGATATATTACCCAAACCAAGCCCTGTTGCCAAAACCCCACCATTACTACCTATCCCCTGATAGCTTGAACCATTTGATAAACATAGATCGAAAGTAGGTTGCAGGCTTAGAAAGTCTGTAGAGGGAACTTGATTTTCGTAGGTATTGAAATTTAATGAAGCGGTGGAACTACTAAGATCGTTTGTGCCAACTATTAGTTGCAATGAGCCGCCTGTATTATTAAATAACGAAGTCGGCCTATCCGTTGTACCTGTCCCCGTAGGGATAGCTACTCCAGCTGTATTTATACTAATACTTCCACCCGGATCAAGTATAAAAGATTGATTTGCTACATTCCCTCCATCATAATTTATATTTTGATTGAGAGTAAGGTTAAATCCGGTGGCATCAACAGTGGTGTCCTGTACTAAGGGTCCTCCCAACTGTATATTGCCGGTGGTTTCAGTTAATCCATTATTAGCAGTTACACCAGACGGGCCGGTTCCCCCGGCATTTACCCAGGTTTTAACAACAGCAAGTGAGGCCTTTTTTACGTCAGCAGCACCTGTGCCCTGCGATACGATGATCTCATCGCTATCCTGTACCGCGGTTGCAGCGGGTAAATCGTTAATTTTTATGTTTGCCATTGTTTTTTATGAAATCGTTATTGAATGATCATTACTGTATTTATCAATGCTCACCTGTTTTTTACCTTACATTTAATACCCGATTATTTCGATGTAACCAGTAGTGGGCGCCCCGGTTATTGTAATACCTGTAGTGGATAAACCTGTTACTACGCTTGCCGCGGGCCCATTGGTAGTTGTTATTGCCGGAGTATTGGTAAAGGCTGCCGGAAACGTATATGAAGCCGTACCTGACAACGCATTGCAATAAACAATTACCTTTTTATAACTGCTACCCTGCTCAGGCTGGCTAAATGTCGCCGTGCCTGATGTTGAACCTGCTACAGATGTTTGAGTGGCGGAATTGGCTACAATGGGGGTGTTTAACTGTCCCATCTGGATAGTAGGCCCGGTAAGTACCGGGATTACATTTGTATCGGTACCTCTCCATAACGGAAGATTGGTATTGGGATCAGTTGATGGGTCAGCCGCTAAGCTTGTCCAATAATTACTAATTGTTGGGAATTCCTGAAAAAATGCTTTACACCAGCTTTTTCTAAATTCTGTGATAACGGGTATTTCGGTGTTAAAACCACCAGACACATGAACCGCTCTTACCCTGAACTCATAAATACTGCCCGAACTTATGGCGTCTACATGAAGGCTGTATGTCCCGGTTTGATAAGTAAAAGTGGCAGAAGTAGTTTTCATCGGCAATAATTCTGTCCATGTGCCTAAATCCGGGTTTCCTAAGAACTCATACTCGGCCATGTAGCCCGAAGTATTACTATCTGTATAAAGAATAAATTTAACCTGCGTTTCATGAAATACCGGATAAGGCATGCTAAATAAAGGCATCACACTCCCTGTAGCTACAGGGACATCAGTCTCCTGAACAAACAACAGATCTCCCATTGGGCTGAATGAGTTTATTGCAGCAACATTAGTAGCGGCAGTAGCGGCCGCGGCTGACTGATCGTAATTATAGCCACCAAAATTATAGTGAACCGCGTTACTTGGGTCGATCGTATTGTTTGCTGCTGAAACGGCAGACCGGACTAAAAACTGACCGGTATATCCCGATACAATATCATTATGATTAAGTGCTACCCCACTTAGCCAGGCTCCTTTATATATTTGACTACTTTTTACTGTTCCGTAATCAGGTATCCATCTATCATTTAAAGTACCCGCTGCTGAATAATCAGCACCATAGAATAAACCAGTATTATTAATATTATCTGCAATAGAGCCATCTGATGTTATACTAAAGTCCAGCCCAGATGAATTAGTAGTAGAAAGTTGAAAATCACCATCAAAAACAGAAATACTTGATTGAGCTCCGGTGGTTGCATTTTGCACCATTAAAAAAATACGGCTGGAAGACTCGTCTCTAATATCCCTTACATAGGACTGGATAGTCCATGAAGAACCAGCATTTTCACCCATCAACGTTAACATATTTGAACCAGCGTCAACTGTTGTGTCCTGTACTAAAGCACCCCCTACCTGTATGTTGCCGCTAGTTTCGGTTAGTCCGTTATTCGCAGTTACACCAGACGAGCCGGTTCCTCCGGCATTTACCCATGTTTTAACAACAGCGAGTGAGGCCTTTTTTACATCAGTAGCACCTGTGCCCTGCGATACGATGATCTCATCACTATCCTGTACCGCGGTTGCAGCGGGTAAATCGTTAATTTTTATGTTTGCCATTGTTTTTATAAAATCGTTATTGAATGATCATTACTGTATTTATCAATACACTCCGGCTGTTTTTTAACTTATGCTTGGTTGTAAAAGCTAAATGCGGCAATGAGCGTATTATAACATTATCCTACTTATACTATTATAAATCTCGATTCTGTTGCTCCGGTGTTTGGTGTGAAAGTAACCGAGGTCACATTTCCACTTCCATCAACTGCATCTATCGTATACCCTGGTGTATTATTAGGCGTCCACACACCTGATATAAGGTCTTTTTGCTGCACCTGGAAATCATTACCGTGCTTAGTAAAATAAGTCCTTATTGTCTTACTGCTACTGTTGTATCCTGATGGTGTAGTCAGATTAACTCCCGGCGTTTCCGTTTGCCATACAACCGACCTTGCGGTACCGGTTGTGATATCAATCATTGATTTTGACGATGGTTCTTCATAATCATATACGATGAGCTTCGTTTTGGCCATCGCTATTTGGGTAGAGAGGTCTGTTGAAGGCCCATGTGAACCACCTGAAGTGATATCGGCATAGCCTAAAAAGGTTCTCCAGCTCATCGCAGTATCAACTACCACGTCTGGTGTGCTTGATTGGAAAGTCAACGAGGTTGGAGTACCTATAAATGCGGTACCTAATCCATTATGAATATTCCATCCTACAGCATTTGCCGTTGTATTGAACTTCAGGTTACCCATACCCATCGGGAAAGATATACTGTTCATGACCATAGGCGTAACCGTAAATTCCATTTGTGCTCCGATAACCTGATATAAGGAACCCCTGAGAAGCCCATAATTGGGATTGAAACTGCAATGGTAGATCGAAGAAACATTTGCCGTACAAGCATATACCAAACGTTCCGTACTCCACTTATAAATCATCCCAGTTGCCGTTATATAACTGTATTGCAGGCCGCCTAAGAATTGTAGTCCTTGTATTCTACCTTGTCCGGTTAAGATAAAGGTGGATGAAAATGTGGCGCCAGGGGTGGTTGATTCGGCTACGCCTATTGTTAAACTATTGATTATTGTAGCCTGGTTATCATTCCAGAACACCAAATTCATCAGGTTGCCGGGGCCGTTATTGATATCAATATTTTGAAATCCTGTTCCATAATTAGGGAACATTGGCGTATCAACAAAGTCGGTGCCATTAATAGAGAACTTTGGAACGGTATAAGAAGGCGATTGATTTGAGGTGATAGATATCCCTGCAGTACCCGAGCCAGCCCTGGCGTAATAGTAATTATTATTAACAAATACCTGAACCCAATTATCATCTGTTAATGAAGGGGTTGTGGCAGCGCCTGCAGCAAAGCCACCCGGCTTAGAACAATAATACATGCCACCATCAGCCGCGGTAACCAGCGTATACTGAGGAATGGCTATGGTGTTATCAAAGTTGGCGGGGGCAACAAGTCTCCACCTGCGATATTTTACATTCCTGAAGTCGTTACTCACTTTCACATTTAGAGTGCGATCGTGGCGTGATAAAATACACCCTTTAGTAGCACCTGCGATATAACTGTTTGAGGTTGTATATTGGATCACATCCTGCGGGTATTGCTCTGAAAGTGCGCTGGAACTGAGCGTGTTTGACGAAACGGCCAAAACTATCAATGGCTCTATTGGGCCGGTGTTGACTGTAGATGTAGCCGGAATAGTATGAACTGTTTGAAAGTCAGTTATTCTGTAGTAGAGACCCCTTATTAAAGTTGATCCGGATAAGGCGCTGACTAAATTTGCATAGGTAATGTCTGTAACAGGCGACCCCGATAAGTTGGCAAATGAAAAGTCCGTCCATTGTGTATTACCGCTGGTATTATCAATTTTTGATAGTACCTGGCCCCTCGTACCTCCTGAAGGTATTTTAAACAACGCGGTTATTTGCGCTTGCAGTTTACCAAAAGCCAGTAAAATACTATCAGCAGCCGTTACAGCTGTGGCATCAGAAAATCCTATCCCTGTCAGCAACGTGGCCAATACCCTGGCTATTGTGAAATATAAGTTGGTAGTACCTTCTGCCAATGCGTCTGTAGTTCCTGGCGAAGCCACTATTTGTATATAATTTGACCCGCTCCAACGGTATTCAAGGTTGGTATCTAAGGTCACATAGATCTTTCCTGTTTCACCGGTAACCGGTAACGCGGCAAAATTAGCGGCTTCTAATACATCATCAACGTATGATGGTAATTGGGAGGCGGCAATTTTGCCTGTTCCATCCAACCCGGCGTATCCGTTTACCTGGTTTTTATTTGCTGTATTTTCCGGCGTAAAGCCTAAACTGTCTTGTTTACTGTCTAATTGCGTTTGAATACTGCTTGCAGGGTCATAATAAGCATTTGTAATGCCGTTGATAGTATTTACGCTCGGGTTGGGATAAGTGCCCGCAAGATCGCCCCCGGCTGCTCCTGTAGGTGAGGCGCCTGTGGCTACCAAAGCTTTTACTGCGCCGTAATCTGGCAGCCACCTGTCATTAGTCGCTCCGTTGGCAGAGTAGTCTGCTGCATAAGTGAAACCTTTATTGAATATATCATCTTGGAGTACAGCACCTGTAGTGCTCCCATCTGACCCATTATTTAACTTAAGAGTCAGTCCTGTTGTCACATTAACAGTTGTACCAATTTCAATCAATGCTGTATTTGTAGCAATAGCCGAACCTGCGCTGGTGCCATCACTGGTAATGTTAAACATTGCAGTTGCGCCAGGTTCTATTACCATACCTGACGACGGAGCCCCCGAGGGCGCGGTTTGATAAATCACTAAATCATTGCCCCCTAATTCAATTGTCGTATTCTGTGTTAGGGTACCACCAAGCTGCACGTTACCGCTGGTTTCAGTCAATCCATTGTTAGCAGTCACTCCAGCAGAGCTGGTACCTCCTGCATTTATCCATGTTTTAAGTACAGCCAGTGTGCTGCTTTTTACATCGCCAGCACCCGTGCCTTGTGATACGACGATCTCATCGGTATCTTGCACTACAGTTGCGACTGGTAGTTGGTTAATTGTTTTGCTGCTCATTTAAGGTGTAATAAAGTCGTTATTGTTTGTGATTATAAAATCATCGTTGTTGTTTATAATAAAATCGTCGCTGCTGTTGATTTCGATAAAGAAGCCGTCGTTGGTAATTATAAAAACGCCCTCGTTATTAATTAAGAAATCACCAATATCATCGCCAACAGGTTCAGCTACACTGGTAACTATAATGCTGTTGCCTTGTATATAGTCGGCCACATCGCTATTAGCGCTCTCCGGGTAAGTATCCTGTATTAAAAGTTTGGTACCTGGCGTTATATCGCTGTCCAGTTCCAGGTTGTTGTCCTGGCACAAATCAATTACCGCTGCCGCTGTACCATAATACTGTATGGCGATATCAACAAGGTTTTGCCGGTCTAATACTAGTATGGTTCTCATTGCGTTAATGTCCCTGTTTTGTTATTTTTTATTTCCAATATCACCGGTGCATCGCTTATGCAATTCAACTCAAAGGGCTGCATGTTTGGATAACCCTCTACTGCCGGAAACTTTGCATCCTGGATAATTATATTAAATATGCCAAGCAGGTTAAAAACATGGGAATAGATCGCCAATGATTTTTTAGCGTTTATCACCTTCCACAGCGAGAAGAGCAGCAGATCCGGGTAGCTATCTGAATCCTCGTTTATCAAAAAGCCCCGTATGGTGATTGAAAAATCATCCTGGGATATAAACTCTTTTACAGACCCGCTACCTCCCTGTACATTCTCTTTTACAATAAGCCACGCTGCCGAAATATCAAACAACGGCCAGCCGGGAAATTTATAAACAAACTCTTCTGCTTGAAGCTTACCGTTAGTAAACGTGGCAGGTACCCTGAGCACAATCTGCTCATAAATTGGAGCGCCTAAGAAACTTTGGATGTTTGCCGATGGCAAAGAACTTGTGTTTATTTCAGGTGCATCAAAAGGTACCTGGCCAGCGCTTACACTATTGTTGGCAGCAGGAATGACAAGTCCGACACCTGTAACACCGAAAACCTGTTTATACAGGGCTGGAATATTAAAGCTGTTTTTATTTGCCATTTTTCATGTTATTATTTGTTGTTTCAAGACATTCAAGGACCCACCAACAGGTGGGCTTACATTTGTATCGAATTTTTACCATCATTTAAAGAAAATCTCTTACTCTCAAAGTCAAGCGCCCATTTGAGCTCCTGCCATCGTTCTGAAAACTGCTCGTCGGTTAAAGCTTCAGGATCAATTTTAAAATGATACCTGAGCAGTGCATTTGCTTTGCGGAGTACATCTTTTCCGGCCTTTGCAGCTATCGGATCGGATATGCTCAGTATTTGCGAGCTTAATACTTCGTTGCCTCCGCTGTCAAAAAATTTATAGATGTCCAGAGTTTTGTCTGTGCCGTTACACTGATATCAAAGTCTGTCGTAATTTTTTTATCACCGCCTATAAATGTGTTGATCAGCAAAAACTCCCTCGCTTCATATATCTTTTTATCCTGGGCCAGGTTAATGCAGTTGGCCATTACATCGCGTCCGGGCTTTTTAAAATAGCCTGTTACTGATTCGTCATCATCAAGCTTTACTGTAATGATGTGCACTTCTTTATACTTTGCTTTCCATCCATCCAGTTGCTCCTGGGTTACCCCTGCAAATAATACCTGTTCTGGAGTGTTTTGCGTTTCGTCCTGCATGCCGGCAGCGTTGTCATTTTCTTGCTTTGCCATTTTTATAATGATTTTTTTATTTAAATCTCCATACGTTATTTAGAACCCCATCCCACCCGCTCCAAACATGCCTGGCGGCAGAAGGAGAGGGGTAAAAGATGCGATTTAATTTAAAGTCCCCCTTTGCCCCAAGGGCTCATCTGGAGGAGAGGGTTTAGGTGGGCTTATGCAGCCCAATCAATTTCGGCAACATCCAGAGGTAGTTTTACATCTATCTCTTTTACTTCGCCGGATTTTGATGACCTATCTTGTTTGGTAAAAACGCACTGTTTTAAAATATGCGTTACCAGTCTCTGTTCTGCATTTACGTATACCACTGTTACATCGAAAGGCGCTATATCATAAATACTTGTACCTGACGGCACCGAAAGGTTAAGCGCTTCAACCTCACTCATCTCCAAAGTAATTGACGCACTGGCTTCATACAGGCCGGATACCCTGCCAACTCTTTTTTTGCCACGGCCATATACCGCCTTTGTGGTTTGGCTATCAGAATAGTCAATGGCTGTTATTCCTGTAATATCCCGCCCAAGAAGGATTATTCTGATATCAGCCCAGCTATATAAGAGGCCATTAATTGCTACATCATCCATTTTTTAACTTATTTTTAAAGGGTTTGAAAATCCAATTGATATGGTTATTTGTCTGCCAATACTAACGGGTACAAATGAGATCTGCACGTTTAGCTGAGAGGTAGATAATACATTTTGTGACGGGTCAACATAAGTGTCAATACCGCCTGATAAGTCGCCATCAGTTTGCATAGGCGCTAAGGCTGCATTACCTATTGTTTCAATGCTTTTGCATGCTTGCGGCAATAACAGACCGGTTGAAGGATCTGCCTTTAAACGCGATTTAACCAGTGGCAATATGGCTGTGCGAGCCAGGAAAATGGCTTTTTCAATTGTGCGGTTATTTTCAATATAGGCATAATCATTGTTTCCAATTGCCGAGCATGTGTGCGAATCACTAAGGTAAAAGCCATTGATACCTGCTATTACATCAGGGAAAATGTAACCTTTGTCATTCAGTGTATCCAGATCAGCATCAACATAAGAGTTGATGTCCTGAGCAGAGCTAAGGCCAGCGGTAGTAAATAAGCCTAAGCCTGCATTTTGCAAGTTAAAGGCAGCGGTTAGCTCACCCGGGTCCTGGCTCACAGCCGCCAGGCTGATAACACCTAAAACGTCTCCGACTGCAGCATATCCGCTATAAACAGAATTTGAGTTGCTAATAGCGGGATCGGCGGCAATAGTAACGCTTACATTAGGGCACTCAAGGCTACGTAAATCAGTTGCTGCTGCCGCAGTACCGTTAAAGCTTCTTCCCTCAATTAGAAAATCAGCATAGCGGAACTGGGCAAACTCACTGGTATAAAGCGCCTGCGCATTTTGTACAGCACCTAATACATCAGCATCTAATCCATCACTTAAAGACGCACTATAACCGGACTCCGGGTTGCGTGCGACGCCTACATATTTAACAAGGCCTTTTTGTGACCTGAGTAATACTGGAGCATACGCACCGGACACATCCACCATATCAGCCAAAGCTGCAGTTTGAGGTGCTGTTATAAGGAATAATGAGGCATCAGGATTGCGAAGAAAAAAACGGTTGATGTGATGATAAACCAAGACATTGTTGGTTGCATCATAATCAGCTGTTATGCCTATTGCAATAGCATCTTTTGCACTTACAAGTGGATACACTATTCCATTTTGCATCATGCCGGTTCCTGTAATTGCAGGCGCTGAGATCACCAGCCCAAATACTGCGTCAGTGTTTGGGTTTCTCCGGCCCAAGGCGCCGTTGGTTTTATTAATTGTTACATTCGGTCTACTCATAATTTTTAAAGTATTGTTTTGATAATTAAAATGACGATACAGATTAATAGCAGGATGCCTTCCGCGCCCATTACCATCCAGTTCCAGTTTGGTGTTTTAGTAACCACTACTGTTTTTGTAGTTGTCTGGCTGGATAGTTTGTTTACCTCGGTCTGCAGGGAGTGCACTACCTGATCCTTGCTTTCGCAACCAAGCTGTAGCTTCCCATACTGATCTACCCAGTAACTGAGTTGGGCTTTGGTTTGAGGATCTGTGAAATATTGCACTATCGGTTTGGTTTGAATATATAAGGGTTTTGCAGGCAATAACTTATTGGCCTCCAGTGCAGAAAAAGAATCCTGCTTGTACTTCATACTGGCAATAGCATCCGCATTGCGTTGGTCCCTTGCCATCAGCGACGCATGAAAGAGACTATCAAGGTCTACGGCTTTTGTAACCGTTGCACCGGCCAGCTTTAGATCCACCTGTTTATAGGTAGTATAAGTCGAGTCCGTTTTAATGATATCAACCCCGGGTTTAATAATGCTGCACGCGCCTGTAAAAAGCATCAGAAGTGCTATAACCGCAATTGCAGAGCCTGTGCCACTGATCGCGCAGCTCTCAGAATTTGCGGTGGCAGGGCTATCAGGTGGTAAAAACTGCAACAGTATATCAAGTACCGCGCCTGCTAAAAGCACGTAAAACGCCATTTTCAAATCACCTTGTACATACGCATTCGTAGTGAGCGCGGTAACTAAGCCACGCAACACAAGCCCTATTTTTTTAACACGGCAGGATGTTTCTTTCCAGTAATTGTTTAAAAAGCTCATGTCAGATAAATTATTCGTTTACTACTTGTTTTTTTTCGGCGTTGATGAAGTCTATTGCCATTTGTTGTAAGCTGTCAATAAGCGTTGATCATAGTTGTTCTCCCGGTAGTTTGCACCGTTATAGTGGTAAGCAAACGTTGACCAATCTTTAATTTTTAAGGCTGCAAGCAAAGCGGGAATGTATTTTATAAACCTCAGTCCAAGTTCTACCTGGTTAACTTCATTAACCTTTGCAAAATCCCATAAATCACCAACAGTGGCAAAGCCAAGCTCTTGGTAATGGAAGCCCATCACCTGCATCATGCCAACGCTGGTGGCTTCCATTGCCGCGATTGCATCAATGGCGAAAGCACTGTTAAACAAAGCATACTCAGCTGCCTGGTTTCCTGCTGCGCCATTCCATTCTTCGCTCAAGTGCTGGCATGCCACCTTACTAAGGCGTTCAAACCAGGTGGGTTCAAAGCGAATGATCAATTTGCCGGTGGGGGGATTAAACCCTACTCCTGAACTTTCAACCGTGATCACGGCCGTGAGAGCCGCATACTCAACTCCATAGTTGGCAGCGAGCGCCCTGGCCTGATCCGGTGTGATTGTTCTGTTATCCATTTTATTTAACCTAATGTTTCGTTTAAGCCTAAAAGATGCTCAAAGCACCTATGTACTTCTTATATTTTTCTCTTGTTACTTCCTTTATTTTATGCCTTACCCAACTGGCCAGTGAGGATCGGCCGGCTGGCAGACACTCACTTTGGCTCAGTTTTCTTTTATAATCGGTTCGGGTATTTTTTTCACCTCCGCTCTTTGGATTTCTCAGCTCTAAAAACATATCCATTTTGCTTTTAGCACGCATCCCCTCTTTGAATCCCCCCTGCCAATTGCAGGGAAGATTTTAAGAGAGATTATTTGCCCGCTTGTTTATCACAGTCCAAAAATGCTGCGATAAACAGCAGAAAAAAAACCGGTATTTCATTGATGTACAGGAACAAACACAGTAATTACAGAAACTGGCGCACCGTTGAATTTTGTATTTATTTACAGCTCCTTTTTGATACATTTTTGCAATACACAAAGGAGGATAGCGGCTGAAACCAACAAAAGGCGAAGCCATTCCGAGCGTTATTGATTTAAGAAAATGAGCAAATCCGAAAAACTGAACATGAAGCCAAAAAGTGAACCGGCTATGGATCCCAATTATTGGACCTGTAAAAAAACTGATTGGTAGTATGACATTATTCGGGATGGGGGCCAGCGCTGTTGGCGCGATATTATCAGGTGGGTTTTTAAAAATTTTGGCAGACCGTTTTAGTATGTCAAAAAATGAGCAGTACCAGGCGCTTATTATGCTCGTTGAACAGCTTCAAAAAAATGTTGACGAAAACAATAAAAAGGTTTCGCACCTGGAGCGGACGTCGGCCGAGTGGAGGGAGAAATATTACAAAGAACTGGAGGAAAAAAACAAACTGGCCAATGATGTTAGAAAATTAACGCTGGAGCTTCAAAGGTTTAATAAAAACCATAACGATAATTAAAATGAATTTTTTAACAAAGATCACTGGTATAAAAACTTCACCAAGAGGTGGGGCGCGTATTCCTGACACGGAAGAGGCATGCCAGTGCAGATATATACAAAGGAACTACAAATTAATTTACACGAAGGTTAATGAAATTTTAAATGAGGAGAAATAAAACATGGGTAAGGGTTTAGATTATATTGTCAATATTAAGGATGGTGATTTTGGAGGTGCGTCCAAAGTTAAATCCGCAATGCAGGGGCTTGATGCCGCGGTGGCACATACGCAACAGGTAGTTAATGGCTTAGGAAATGTTGTTGTTAAGGCTGGGGCCATAATAAACGGCGGTTTCAATGTTAAAAGCGTTAGCGGAGCTATTGAGCACATGGCAACAATGATGAGCGGCAATGGGCCCGCCAATCTTAAAGGGGCGTTTGCATTAGTTAGTAGCGCCCTGCAGAATCCTGCTAAAGGTTTTGCTGCGCTGCATACCGCCGGCGATGGGCTTAATACATCACAAAAGGGGTTGATTACCACTGTTACAAAGCATAGCCAGGCTCAAAAAGCCCATGCGTCTGTTTTACAGCAACTGCAAACGGAGTTTGGAAAATCAACAAAGGTTGTACATAGTGCAATAGGCCCTGTTGGTGATTTACATGGCGCATTTGATAAGTTGGGTACTGGCCTTGATGGATTGATCAACGATGGGCTTAAAGCGGCAACACCAGCACTTTCCGCAGTGCAGGCCGTTACCGAAGGGCTGTCAACTGCCCAGGGAATTTTAACAACTGTTCAGGAAACTTTAGCTGCAGGCCAGGAGGTTTTAACGGCAGCTCAATGGGCGTTAAACGTGGCAATGGATGCCAATCCGATTGGATTGATAGTAGCCGGAATTGCCCTGCTCGTTGGCGGTTTATATCTTGCTTATGAAAAATCAGAAAACTTTAGGGCTGTGCTCGCTGGTGTTGGTGAAGTGGCGGGGGCGATTGTGCCGATATTTAAAGGCCTCGGCGAAATTATCTTAGGAGCATTGACTTTAAACCCCTCAATGGTTATTGATGGCTTTAAAGATGCATACAATGGCGTGCAAAATATCGTTGCTAAAGGGGGTATATCCGGACTTTTTAACGAGGGATTTGATAAATCTAAAGCTGAGAGCAAAAAAGCAGAGGATGAAAGGAAAAAGAAAGAGGCCGATAATAAAAATACCGGTGCTGTACCTGCTCTTGCACATACTGGCGGGGGCAAAACAGGCCCGCAAACAATACCAGCCGGTAAGGCCGGCAAAGCAGCTGGCCGCAATTCAACCGCTCTGGCCGGAGGAGGGGCTGTGCGTAATGTGCATATTACCATTAATAAACTAGTTGAGAAGCTGGAGTTTCATACCACCAATGTGCAGGGCATTAGTGCCAGTGATATAAAAAAGAAGCTCACCGAGATTCTGTTGGGTGTGGTACATGATAGTGAAATGGCCATAGGACCAAAATAGGCCAACAGGTAAAAATGATAAATAAGTCAACTAACTTAAGAGCGTGATAATTTTCACATAGATTAAGAAATAGGAGTACCGGATGCCGGATTAAGCGAATTGAAAATTGAACTTCTGCAATCCGCAATAAGAAATTCAATGATTCAGTAACTCAACAATTAAAAAACATGAATATTAAAAAAGACCTTTTTACCCAGATAGGTACATACCTGATGGCGACCCTAAAAAGCTTCCCTACGGAATTAGACCTGCCAGACCTGGCATGGTTTGATAAACAAATGGACCAGTTTACCAACCCGGAACTTGCTTACGCTATTCCACTGCCTTGTATCCTGATGGAGTACCGGCAATTTGAATGGCAAAACGTTGGCAAAAACCAGCAGCGCGGAAATGGCAACATCCGCTTTTACATCTATTTTGAAAAATATGCCGATACCTTTGATGGGGCAGTTGATCTTGGACCGGCCACGCGTTTTTTTGATTTCACCGAACAGGTAAATATTGCTTTACAGGGCTTTAGCCTGCCAAATATGACAGCGCTTACACGGGTAAGCGATAATAATGACGGCAGCGCGAATATGGTTATTACCGGCACAGTTGATTATGGCACCATTATTATTGACGCCACAACAGATGAGGAACGTCAATTTGTGTTGGTTGATCCTGATGTTACCGTTACCAGGGTTGATACAACAACAAGGCCTGCAGCACACGGTTATATTGATGGCTTTTTAACTTAGGAGATAAACTTTAAAACCGTTTAAATACCATTTAAACTGACCCGTATCACATTATTTGGACTTACCTAATAGTGGGCCCTCTTGAGAACGATTTATTCCTAAAATGGCGGGTGTGCATTTTAATTATTTACAGGCAACAAAAAAGCCACTCGTTTAAGTGGCTCTGATAGTTGTTGATAATGGTGGCTCTATTACACCTACACCGCAGCTATTTTGGTTTCGATTTCAGTTAAATTTTCCTGAATAGTAACCTCCGCGCCGCCCATGAGCCTAAGCTTGGAGTAACTTATTGCTACCGTGCTTTCTCCATAGGTTGAAATGTGATCTACATTTACATTAATTGGTAAGGCTGTTCCGTTTTGTATTTCTGTTAATGATATAAAATTTGCCATTTTTTTTTAATTTTCTATTGCGTTAAATATTGATTTATAATATGTTTATTCTTTCTTTTTGCCGACCTGCGTGCTTTTCTAAGCGGAGCTGATATTTCCTCTCCGGATAAGCAACGTTTAATCGTCCCTGAATATTAAAATCAAACTAATGGGTCTTTGACATTTTACCTCAGCCATAACTTTGTACATTTTTATTTTGTTTAATGGTGATTATACTTTTGCCAGTTGCCCGATTGCCATGCATTAAGGGCGGCTATTTTGAGTTTATTTAGCTGCATCATTTTTTTCTGTAAATGGCAATTGCGGTTGTCTTTCCGATACAATCTTGCTTTGCTTAAGCACAATCCGGTAAAGTGTTTTCTCCTCCAGGTGAAACTGAATAGTTAGCTGGGGCCATATCAGTTCTTCCCTTTGCCCTTTTCCCCATAGCTCGGCATAAGCCTCATAAATGAGCCTGTTTCTGCGATTGATAAGGATGTTATTGCGCATAGTATTTGTATTAAATTTTGTTCATATAATGCCTGTACACTTTGTCGAATACGCTGATCAGGATGCCAAGCTCTTTTATATTATGAGCATTCAATGGCTTTTTATAAGGGCCGTATGCCACACACCAGTTATCGATACGCGCCATATCCGCTTTGCCGTTGATTTGCCAGTGCATTTGATGCGCCTTGCTGATTATTTTTTTGCGCATCTTATCACCCGGGTCATACGCCCCGAAGCTTACTTCCAGCTCACGTATAATGGCTAATATCTCGTCATCATGCAGTTCCCTGGTGCTCTCGGTTCGCCCTCCCGATTGCCGGTAAGCAAAATGATGCCTGCGCCCCTGCAAATTGAGGTCTGTAAGCAGTTTCATCATTTTTTTAAAGTTGCCCGGACTACTTTTCATTTGTGTTATTCGTTTATCAGTTCATCCCGAAATCAGTCTTCTGGCTTTCGCCCTAAGTTTTTCGTGGAACCCGGCCGCATTAACGACGTGTTTGATCACTCATTTATCACCTCCCTTTACTGTACCGGGCGTAATCTCTGAATGATTGATGAGCCTGGTTTCAATTCTTTGCTTTTGGATCAGTTCAAATGCAAATGCTATCAGAAGTGCTGAAATGGTGAGTATCAGCCAAAATATTATGTGTTTTTTACTCATTGGTCTTATCTTCTTTCTGGTGGAATTTTATTAGTTCATAAGCTGATGCAAACAAATCAAGGCAGCCCTGCGCATCTCTTTTGCCTTTTGGGCTTTTGGCGTTGTTTACATCCCACTGTGCATCAATTGCGAGGTTGTTAAGCTGTTCTAATACGTGCGCATTAGTTAGCCTGGTAAATTTTAGTATTGGGTTTTCTTGTGCCATTTCTGTCGTTTATAAATTACTGTTATGGTACCGGTTGCGCTGGTGCGCCGCCAGGGGATAGCTATTTTTTTTTAAGCCTGGTAATGCCTTTATTTATTTCTCTCCTAACCGGCCTGGATATTTTCTCGCATTCTTTACAAATACAATCGAGGCAAAGTATAGCGCCACAATTTTCACATTCGTGTGTATCGCAATAATCAACCTCACAGAGGCAATTATCGCATTCGGTAATTAGTGCCATGGTTAATAATCAGATTTTTGAAAAATTCAATTGTACATCCACATATTTTCCGGCTTCATTGCGTACCCAAACCCTGAAATACTCCGTGCTGGACGGTTTTCGGATGGCCTTATCAATAAAGTCCATTGCTTTATGGAAGCGCGGGTCGGTTATCCTGTCTTTATAACGCTTTAGATTCAATACTTTTTTGTAATCCAGGCGCCCGCCTGATGTTTCAAAGGCATCCATTAGAATTGGTTTAAACCATTCTTTTGCATCGCTGATGGCATCATTCAAAACATCATCAAACTCAGCCTTGGCAAGGTTTATAAATGCCTCGTCCAACACTATATTGTCATTTATATCGACCTCAACTTTTATAGACCGGTTAAAATTAAAAAGTGTAATACCGCCCTTACCTTTGCCCGGGGCTTTGCCATTATTGCCTTCTAAAAACGCGTGGTAAAGCTCTTCGGCCGTTTCTTTCAGTGTGGCTTTAAATGCCGTTAAACGGGTATTCAAGTCAATGGCCGACTTTGCCAATACTGCCAGTTTTCGCTCATTTAAGCGTTCGTAAGGCTTAACCCTGTTATAAGGGATACGCATACCTGTTTCATCCAGCCACAACTGATCAGCTGGTTTTTGTTGTTTGATTTGTGCTGCTATCATGTTTTTAGATTGTTAATTGCTTGTCCGTTTTCTATATATTTTTTAATTAGCTTTTTGCGTATTTCTATTCGTTCGGTTACCTGGTTGTCTGGCAGTGTTCGTAGCCGCTCCTCAAGCAGACTGATCTCTGCCTGGAGTTGTGTTTGGGGTTCTTTAAAGCACATAAAACTGTGTTTGATAATTTGTTAACTGATAATGGAGGGGTGATTTGATCAACTCCAATACTTGGGTATTATACCCACCCGTTTTATTGAGATGCAACGCCCCGGTTAATTTAAGTTTGGTCACTTAACAGGCTCCTTCCTTTTGTTTTTGTGAAACTCATCAATACAATAGCCTATCATTGAGCATGCCTTGCGGCTCATCAACTCATCACTTATCAAGTACTGTAAATTGTGTTGAAATAAATACTGATCATTCAGTATGGCCTTGTTTGCCGTACCTGAGTAGTACTGTAAAAAACCGGCATCCCGTTTTGCCCATTCGTTTTTCCACCATTGCCAAAAAAACCTTGTTTTAATGATCATATTAAAGCCTATACTATCATTACCGGTTATTAGCTTAGCGTAGTCTATGCCTGCTTCGTACTTGAAATAGCAGTACTTTTCTTCATCCCAGTTCAGCACAGACTGCACCATTTGCTCATTATTTAAAATTTGCAGTTTGATGATGTCCGGATGGCTCTTTTTGGATATTGTATTCATTTTACCCTGATTAATCTTTACGGTGTCGTTTTTTATATTTCCTTGCTATGGCGTTCCTCCCAAAGTGGATCCCTATTGCCAGGCATATTATTGCGATCACAACTAATAAATTCATGCTGCCCGGTATTCCTTATTCTCATCCTTGTCAGCATTCTGAATCAGCTTTTTCGCCCTCCTCAGATCGCCCTCACAGCTGTTGTAGATACCCATGATAGCCTCGGGGTCTGTAACCCCATTGATGGTGCAGATAGCAGCAACATCCGTTTTGGATGGCTTCTTAAGTTCTATAAAGCGCCTTCCAACCCTTGAAAATATTTCCTGGTATCCTTTACGGTTTAAGAAAAGGCCCCTGCTGATGCGTTTCTCCAGTTGATCGGTGGCCATGATAACGATGCCGCATTTATCCTCGCACAGGTTATACAGGGTGATAAAAAAGTGCAGGGTTTCGTCCTTTAGCTTATCCACCTCATTTAGTATGATCAATGGCCTGAATGTTTTATTAAGACTTGACACTGCGCGTTCAACCATTTCGGCTACAGTACCGTCGGTATTTTTACCCATCTTTTTGAGCAGTTCTGCTATAAAGTATTTTTTATTGAAATACTCATTACAGTTAATCAGGTACACATCATCTATCTCTGTTTTAAAATCTTTTGCAGCGGCGTCCTTCCCCCAGCCGGCACCACCGGTAATAGCATGCACACGGCTTCGCACCTTGGCATCCATCAGTATACCACGGATCAATTTGTAATTATAAGTTTCAACTATTTTCCAGTCCCCGGTCTCAAACCCAACCTGCTTACCTATGCTTATCCACATGCGGTCAGCTATCAGATCCCATTTATCATTTAAAAGCTGGGATATGGTCCCGGCAGAAACGTCTTTTAAAGCCTTGGCTGCCTTTGCCTGGCTTTCAAAGCCCTCACAGAATTTCTGGAGCAATTCTTTAATTTTAGTTTTAGTTTCCTTTGTCATTATATCTGGTTTTTATGGTGAAGTCGTTTATGCGCGCCCTTTCAGGGCGGGTTGGGATAATGGTTTACATCAAATCATACATATCTATATCCTCGTTACTATTCCCCTCAAATAATTGTAATGCCGCATGCTTTAGCTCTTTTTTTATCACACCCGCAGTAAGTATACTTTCGGCATCCAGCCGGTGCCTTTGAAGCGTGACCTGGCGCTCCTCCTTACCCGACGCGATTTGCCGGGCATGCTTCATTTTTTCGCCGATCCGGCTGTTTAAATAGTCCGGGGTGTCTGGCAGATAATCGGCCAGGGCCATTGGCATCTGATTGTATTGGCTGCAAACCAGTCGTGTTTTTTGATCGGCGCTTATAGCTAGTATCCGGCCCAGGTCATAAGGGTCATATTTGATATTTACCCGCTTGCCTATGGAATTTAAAAACTGATCTTTGGGCACCTCGAAAATGTATTTTTCACCATTTATTATTGGAGTAAGACCACTTTTGGTAATTGTATTGGCTTCGGGCTGGTTTGAATACTGATTTGTATGATCAAGACCCAATAGCATTAAGTGCTGCTCGTCGGTTATAAGGCGTTTCTTGTTCTCCAGCATAGCGCCAAAGGCATCAAGCCATTGCTGCTGTTTTGTTTTACCGGTAGCGCGGTCAATAATCTGCCGCATCTCATTTATAAAATCTGCTATGAGCGTGGCTGCCTGATCAACTGTCGGGAAATTCTTTTTATTAGATTCCAGCCAATCCCGGTTTACTTTTTTCTTTGCCGTTATATTATAGCCGGAGTAGTTACGTGGAAACATCTCCCTGAGCTTGCTGCTCCAGGCGCCCCTGAATGTTTGCTCAATTACCTTGCCCCGGGAGTTGCCTAATTGTGTTGGTGTAAATGCAGCCATGCTGCTAAACCACTGCGAAAAATCATTTTTCTTATCCCGGTCAATACCCCAGCGATCTGTTTTTATCTGCTGCCAAAAATAACGGCCGCCGGTTAATTGCTTAACATGATTAGCTGCATCAAGATAAGCCGCCTTAATAAGGTCTTTTGAATTGGCATCCCCAATAGAATAACCCAGTATGTAATCATTAAAGGCATCAATTACTACATACAAGGTTGGCCTGTAGTAATAATGAGTAATGTTTTGCCCTGCTTTATTGGTTTTTACCTGTTGAAAAAATACATCCAGTTCATTATCATCAGAATTTACCAATAGTAATGGCGCCGATGGCCGTTTTTGATGGATAACCTTGCCGGCAATATCATACCAAACATCTTTGCCCTGCCTGGCTCCTTTAACAATTACGGCGTTTTTATGCCTGTAATTACCTACAGTAACCGGTGTTATTGTTTTAAACCCAACCTGCTGCGCCGTTTTATTGTACTTTATGGATATGAAAGTATCATCATATTGAGCCGGGTGACTAATCATTTCGATCAGCAGGGCGGTGTTTAATTCATCCTTTACCTTTTTGCTATTAGTATTACCATATTTTTTGGATACAAAACACTCATACCCCTGCTCTTTATACTCGCCTATTTTTCTTTTCAGGGTTTGATAGGTAAGAGGCAGCTTAATTACCTCTGCCTCCATTATTTTAATAACAGCATCATAGAGTTCTGGCTTGGTCTTCATGCAAAGCACTTTTTTGCATCTGCCCCAGTTATTGTCAAGTTCAATAAGCAGGTTTGTCCAGCAGGCGCATGTGGCATATTGTTTTATCTTGTCAACAGGCAGTGCAATATTATCGGCAGTACGGTAGCTGGTATAAAAATCAATGGCCTTTGCATCAACTCTTAGGTATTGCTTAATAACTTTGTTGTGCACATATAAATACGGATCACCAAATTTTTCGATAATAAGCTTTTGATATTTGTCTTTTAGCAATTCATAATTAATCAGGATCTTACGTTTGTCTGTTGGATCTTTAATGTTATCCCAGGATAATATTGTTCTCCGGGAAACATTACATGCCTCCAATTCGTTAAACTCAATGTATAATATGCTATCCGTTATCTTCATTTTAATGGAATAAATCCAGCTTCAGTTATTCGGCTTACCAGCAGAGGAGACAGACTTCTATCCCTCAATTGGAGTTAGTTTAGGTTTAAGCTAATAATTGAGGGTTAACCAGGTAAATGGATATGGTGATGGCTATTAAAAGGACCACCGATAATAGGATAAACTCTACGGCGTTTAGATTGCTGTTGATAGCCTTTGAGGGTAGATTTTTTAAATAATTTAATACGTTTTTCATATAAATTGTTATTGTGGGTTAATTGGCATTTTTATTGCCTGATTTGCCGGGATTTGAAAGTTGGTGTTTGGCTTCCAAAATGTTTTTATAGTGTTTCAAGATTCTTGATGCCTTGGGGCTTTGGCTTTTCCTGGTACCCTTTATAACCATTCTAACATACGAAGATGTGACGTTAAGTGCTGATGCTGTGATTGTTGCGGTATCGTCCCTTTTTTTGTTTTTCATTTTATTTAAAAGTTTTCCGTTCCTTTGTTGCGAACAACAGAACAAAGTAAATCAAGTTTCTTGACATTATCAAGAAACTTGAAAATTATTTATTTATGCCATTTGGAGAGAATTTACGCTGGATATTAACCAAGAGGAACATCACACCTAAAGAGATTGCTGAAGTGATTAATGTAAAAGTTAATACCATAAGCAATTACACCAATGGTGTGAGCACTCCCAATTATGATTTGCTGGATAAAATTGTCAAGTTTCTTGATGTATCCGCCGATGATATCCTATTCGGCGACCTGCCCGGTAATGATCCCGGAAAAAAAAATGCACCCATTTTTGCACCCAATGCTGCACCTAATGAGAATTTTTCCGCATTAACCTCTCCAAAAATTGTAACAGTAAACCAGGACGGAATTGATAATATAGTTTTAGTATCTGCAAAGGCAGCAACCGGTTATTTAAATGGATATAACCAGCCGGAGTATATGGAGACACTGCCTGCCTACCAGATTCCGGGTTTTGAAAATGGCACCTTCAGAATGTTTGAAGTAAACGGCCATTCGATGATGCCTACGTTAAAAAACCGGGATAAAATAATAGGTAAATGGTGCGAATTAGCTGATGTTAAGGACGCTTATGTGCACATATTAATTACAAGAAATGATGGGATTGTAATTAAACGGGTTTTAAACCGGATTAAAAAGGACGGAGTGCTGATACTCAAATCAGATAGCAATGGGGGCGAATACCCTGACATGGTTATAGATCCCGCAGATATTATTGAGAGCTGGGCGGGTGTTTGCAAAATATCAAGAGACCTCTCTGATGCCAATAATTTATATAGCCGCCTTGACGACGCCGAAGGACGGCTGGCAATAATAGAAAAGCTTTTAAAGCACAAATAAACGCCTCTTAAGCGTTATCTCTCCTCCAAGCAATCGAGTCAATTATACATTTCGTGTTTTTAGCCATCTTTTGTTTTTATTAAAAACAGGGCTTGTTTATATCTCAAAATGCAGTTTTTGCTGTGGGGGCTGCTTTTATGTATTTATACATTTAGTTTTTGGTGTATTAATAGTACCTATTGAAAAATAGTTATCTGAAATTATCGTGTCTTATCTTATTTGTATTCAAATATGATGAGGACGATGGACAATATTAATTAATGGGTTGTGATAGGCTTTTACTGCATTCTCAGGAAGTTCAAAAAACGGCAATGTATCCGGGTCAAGTGTAAATGGAAAACCATTTTTACCTATTAATTTATACGTAATTCCAGAATATGTGTACACAATTTCTCCTCGTTTGTATTTTCGATCAAGCCAAGGGCATTCCTCTATTAATACATCTCTGGTAAGTATCCAAGATTGAACAGTCCTTTCTTCAACTTCCATAACCGTTTTGATATTCCTGTCGTTCGTTAGCCAGTTTTTAAAATAACTTCTACTTTCTTCATACCATTCCTTGCATAACAAATAATCAGTTTCATTTATTGTGAATACTTCTTTCCAGTATCTCGGATATCCATTAACGACCCTCAATGCCGCTAAATCGATAGTGGGATCAATTTTCTTTAAAAAAGGAAAGTTGATATTAAAGGTTTCTTTTGAAAATGCTTTATCTTGCAAAAGCTCAATTTCACTTTGCGATATTCTGAAATTTTTAACAAGATTACAAAGTGATTTTTTTACCAAATCGCCTATTTTTATCTCATTTGAAGAATCTGTAAATAGAGATGTTACTTTCCCTTTTTTCGAAAGCTTTACAGCCTTAGCTACTTTATCAAGGGTTTTAGCGGTTTTAGTGATATTTATGTTGATTATCATTTTACCCGGATATTGTATGACCGAACGCTTATCTAATGCGGCTATGCTATTTTTATATTCAGTAAACAGTTCTCCGTATTTATTTTGTTGGATACCTTTCATAAATTCAAGAAGAATTTCGTTTTCACCTATGTTATTGCCTACATCTGATTGATGGTGCTTCTGTTTTGGAACCAAAAAATAATTTATAGGATGAACTAACCTTAAAAAGTGAGTTTTAATTGTAATAAGCTCCTCGATTGATAGAGAGCTTTCATTAGGTCTTAGTACCGCCCCTTTTTCTCCTTTTATCCAATCTTCGTAATTACCAATTGTAAATAGATTCCTTTCTGTCTTTTTATAATCGAACGAATAATCAGCTTGACCAACTGAATAAATGTGCGCCAGTTTCCATCCGCTTGAGTTTATTTTAGGCGTTTTTCCTCTCGGAGATGCCCTAAGCTCAATCTCGCCTTTTGTTTCCATATAGCCATACGGAAATTTCAGGTTGAACATTGTATTTTTAAAATCTTCATATTCTGGAACATACCCTTCTATAGCCATATTAAAAAAATAATGAGCCAAAAAGTTGTCACAATAAATAAAGCTGGCATTGTTAAACTTCGTTAAAAAGCCCCTCCGAAGTAAATTCCATTGTTTTTTAGGAGCATTGCCATATTTTCTGATGAAAAAGATAGCCCCATCCTCATTAACATATCTCATTAATATGCTATGCCACTTTATTACAACCTCAGCATCAGGAAGATTTGTTCTTATTGTATTGTCGTAAAAACTTTCAACAGTATCCGAAAACGTATCCAT